CCGCGGGGGGGGCGGGGGGGGGGGGGGGGGGGGGGGGGGGGGGGGGGGGGGGGGGGGGGGGCGTGGGGGGGGGTTTCGTGTTATGGTGCGGGCACAACCTGAGGTGCCCCCGTGCCTGTTCAAAAAGTAAAGCTCTCAAGCGATCGCGTTGGCTATCGGTGGGGTCAGACTGGCAAGGTCTACACCGGCAAAGACGCAAGAAAGAAAGCGCAGGCCCAGGGCGTGGCGGTGGAAGCCCGGCGCAAAAAGGCCAAGTGAGCGCGGCGGTAGCCCTCGCCGAAGCGGTGAGGCTCGACCCTCTGAGGTTTGAACGCTACCGCACCGGAGCCGGCGCGCCCTTGTTTCATGCTGACCCGTCACGTGAGAAGATCCTTCGAGCGGGTAACCAGTGGGGCAAGACTAGGGCAGGTGCCCGAGAGGCGCTTTGGCTGATGTGTGGGGATCACCCATGGCGAGAGGTCAAGCCGCCGCCGGTGCGCGGGCGTGTGGTTACTTACTCGTGGGCGCAGTCGGTGGAGGTGCAGCGGCGCATCAACGAGATCTGTCCTAGCTTCCTGATAGAAGGCTACGACTTTAACGACCAACGCGGATACGTTGGGCAAAAGGTAAGGTTTAAAAACGGCTCTGTGCTTGAGGTGATGACGGCCAGCCAGGACACGATCGCCCATGGCGCCGCGTCGCTTGATTTCGTGTGGGTGGATGAGCCCCCACCGCGTGAGCTTTACAGCGAGCTTTTGGCGCGTCTGTTGGTACGGCGGGGGCACCTGTTCTTGACAATGACGCCGATAGGCAGGCCGATCGATTGGCTGATTGAAGAGATAGAACAGGGGCGGTTGAGCGATCACCGCTTCGACTTGTCGCCTGATAACTGCCCCCACCTGGGCGCCGACCAGATCGAAGGCATCGCCGCAAAGTACTTACCTTTTGAACGCCCCCAAAGGATGCACGGGCACTGGAAGGGCGACGCCACGGACAGGTATTTCGAGAGCTTTGACGATCGGTGCATCAGCGACGAACAGCCACACGGTGAGGTGGGGATCGGCCTGGGCATTGACCACGGGGAAGGCATCGGCAAAGAGGCCGCGATCCTCGTGGCCTTCGAGCGCGACGGCGATCACCCGGCCATGTGGATTCTTGATGAGTACACCAACACAAAGCGCACCGACCCCGAAGAGGACGCCGCGGGGATCCTGGCGATGCTAGAGCGCCACAACATCAGCCCGCGTGAGGTAGACATAGCCGTCGGCGATGTGAACAGCGCGGGTAAGGCTTCGGGCGGGGCCAAGGTCAACGACCTTTTGACGGCCGCCATCGCGGCCAAGCTCGGGGCGTACCGTGCCCCGTTTCATATCAGGGCACCGAAGAAAGGGCGGGGCTCGGTGTCGTGGGGCTGCCGTCTTATGAACTACGCATTTAAGCGTGGTGATCTGACGGTGCACCCACGGGCCAAGGGTGTGATCAACTCTTTTAAATACTGGCAAGGGGCAGACGATGACCTAAAGCACCGACTGGACGCAACGCGCTACATTTTGTCTAGCGTGCTATCATACCGCAAAGGCTATTACCGTCTACGCTTTGAGAGGTGACCATTGTACGACACGAACCCACCGCCACCGCCCGACGAATACGACCAAGCCCGCGTTGAGCAAAGCCGCCTACGGCGTCGCCTGCTTACGGGCAATTGGCAAAACGACCTCAGGCAATTCTTGAGCCGTGAGATCGACAGTGTCCGCCTTCGCTCTTGGGGTGAAGGTGATATGACCAAGAATGCATTCCGTAATGTGATCAACCAATTAAGCGTACTATACGACCGCCCGCCCGTCATTAGCCACGAGCAACCGGGGGCAAGCGAAGAGCTAAACAAGGTGCTTGAGGGTGCCGGGCTTTGGCAGTTAGCGCGGCGCCTGCAAGTGATAACGATCGGGCTTCGTGAGGGCCTCTATAGGCTGGCCGTCGTGGGCGGCGATGACCCACGTTTACAGGTGCGTGTGGTGCCCCCGGACATGGTCTACGGCGAGAGCAGCGCCGACGCGCCCGACGTGCCAACGATGATCACCGAGTACCGTTTGAGGGATACGGGTAAAAAGGTCGAGTGGACGCGCGACGTGTTCGACATCAGAGGCGAGGCCGTCTACAGGGTTGAAAGCGGCGACGGCAAAGAAGACCTATCGGGTCGCTTCTTAGGGGTCGATGGGGGGCTCTATGGCGACGCTTACCCGTACTGGCTAGATGGCAGGCCCTGCTTGCCCTATGTGCTCTACCACGCCGAGCGCACGGGCCGCCTCTTTGATCCTTTTGAGGGTATTGAATTAGTTGAGGGCAGCCTCGTGGCGAGCGTTTTGTGGACATTCTGGCGACACTGCGTCCGGGATTGTTCCTGGCCCCAGAAGTACGCGATCGGTGTTCGACCTGCCGGCGGCGTCATATCAGACCCCAACCAAAACATGGCCTATATTCCCACCGACCCGGCCAGCCTTATCAACTTCGAGGCCACCGGCGAGACCGCGCCGAGCCTTGGACAGTTCACCGCCGGCGCCGACCCTTCGAAACTAGGCGAGGCCATCAGGGAATACACCGCCGACCTCGCCATGGACTTTGGAATTTCATCGACGGATATGGCAAGAATTTCAGCTAACCCAAGATCGGGCTATGCCATCGCCCTAAGCAAAGAGGGCGTGCGGGCAGCCCAGCGCCGGTCTGAAGTGCAATTCTCGCGTAGTGACATCGAAACGCTATCCAAAGCCTCGGCCTTTTGGAACGCGGCGACGGGCTCAACGCTTCCCGAAACCGGTTGGCAGATCGCCTATCCAGGCATGCCCCTATCCACCGACGAGAAAAAAGCTATCATCGAAGAATGGCAAGCCTTGGCCGAGTTGGGCGTGGCTTCGGTGGTCGATCTTTACATGTCAGTTCACAACGTTAGCCGCGAGACGGCGGCGCAAGCCCTTGAACTTATCGCCAGAGATAGAGCCCGTTACACCTAAAACCCCCCGAGGACATTATGAGCGAAGACGAAACCGAAAAGACCGTTCCCTATAGCCGTTTCGAAAAGAAGGTGACCGAGATGGCGTCGATGAAAGAGGCCCTCGCCGACATGCAAGGGCAGATCGACACCTACCGCACCGGGGCCGAAGGGGCCGAAGACTTGCAGGGCAAGCTCGACGCCCTGACGGCGCACACCGCAGCCGAGCGCGAGACGTACAGCACCACCCTGGCGCTCTACAAAGCCGGCATCACCGACAACGACACGGCCGATCTAGTGCGATGGCGCTTTGCAAAGAGCGCTAAGAGCGCCGACGAATTCGAAGGGTGGCTTAGCGATGAGGCCAAGCAAGACAAATTGCTAGCCCAACATTTCGCCACACCTGAGGTGGTGCCGGTGGTCACACCTGAGGCGGCACTAGCCCCCGTGCCTGAGGCGGCGCCCGTGACGATGACCCCACCGCCCGACGCTAACCATGGGGCCAAACCAGCCCCGCCGCCGCGCAATTCTTACACCGTCGAAAGCGTGCAAAACATGAGCACCGATCAGCTAAAAGAAAATTACGCGGGCATCATGGACGCGTGGGGCTTCGGTGGGAAGCGTTAAAATGTGGTTTGCATAGCTTAAAATGTGCTATAAATAGATCGAAACGGTAGCCAACCCGATCGGCTCGCGGCGTTAAACGCGCACGGAAAGGCTCATAACGTTTGGTTTTTCCCCAATACAATACACACCGCCCGAAAGGGTAAAGGTTGAATTATGCCAATAACCGAAGCATCACTTGTACCTGACTTACGTTTAGCCGCAGCGCTTGACACCTCTTTGCGAATTATCCTGGCCGATATGGGGTCGATCCGAAAATCGGGCGCCCTCGTTAACCTGGGCACGATTGACGGCACGGGCTCAGACACGAGCCGCATCCGTTTTGCGGGCCTCGCTAGCGATCCTTTTGTCACCTCCGCCGATGGCGCAGCAGTGGCCGAGACGGCGCTAACAGATGCCAGCGTTGATATCGCGGTTGTGCGCGGCGCCTTGGTGCGTGAGCTTACCGACCTTGCAAACCTTACAGGGTT